AGAACTTGGCGAACTTCTTCGAGTTCGCAATCGACCTGTCGATTTTCTTGGGCTTTTTCTTGTATGTCCTCTTCGCCTTTCGGCGATAGGACCGCTTTGCTTTCTTCACCAACTTGACCACCCCTCAACTGTAATTTCCACCTGGAGGTCGTAATCATCGGGGCTGACATCCCCGTTGGGGAGTGTGTTGGAGAATTGGACTTCTCCCATGATCAGTCCACCCATGACGTCGATGTGACGTCCTGATTCTGCTTGGAACTCGAAGTCGTTGACTCCGGGGTTCTCGATCAGCGAAGTCGACCCCACAGTCGAATCCTCATGCATGGCGTTGTTGAACGCCAGTGCCCAGCGCATGAGAGAGACATGGCCGACCTTGGAGGTCCACAGCTGTCTCCCACGGGCGCAGCCGGGGGCTGGCCCTAGAGATTGACCATAGAGTGCGAACATCTTGGTCATGCTCCATTCATCATCCCCAGTGTTGGAGTTCCACCCCAACACCGCACCTGCGTGCGTAGGATGAGCGACCTGTCCGTCAGCGTTCCAGTTGTAACGGAAGCCGGTGTATCGGTCTTGAGTCCGGATGTAGAGCGCATCCGAATCTATCTGCGATGCCTCGCTCGCCCGCTCGATACGCCTTGATGCCTGGATAGCATCAATCTTGTGCCTAGTAGGCGTGTACCACTCCAGATACCCACCTAAGACGATGCCTCGGTCATTATCGTCTATGTTGTCCACGTTCTTGACGCCAACCTTGATCCCCGTGACCCGGTAGGTCTCGGTCATCGACATCTGCTTTCCCAATGTCCTTGAGAGCATATGGGAGATGTCCACCAGGAAGCGAAGCGGGTTCGGGTAGACCCCATCCGCATCGGGTGAAATATCCGACCCTATCGGGCTCGGATAGATCCACGCAGCCCCGTGATAATCGTCATCATCAGAATCTGCAGTCAGACGTGTAGCCAACACATGCTGTCCTTGAGATGCCATCGACACTGTTCAGTATCGACCATCTATAACCTCTCCTGGGGATGTTTCATGTAACCCCAGGGCAGCCTTCCATGCAGGCGTAAGCAACGCCCACATTGATTGCTCTTCGAGCAGATACGTGTCACGCAGTTGGAGCGCACGCATCTTCTCATATTTCCACCCATCCGAGTGCCGCCGCCAGGGCACGGATTCTTTGAGAATGGGTGAAATAGACTTCCGGGAAGTCTTTAGCGATCTCCTCGGGAGTCCGCCCAGCTACAACCAGCTCTATCGCACGTTGCTTGAGGCTGGTTCTATGATTGTCATGCGGGTCGTCCCGCCACTTGCCAATCATTGGGAGTTCCAATATTTTGGTGACATGCCCGTTCTTCGGGCATATCCTCTTCTTGCAGTAGGTGACACATGATTCACGACTTTCGTTCCTCATCTGCACTGAGCTGGCCCATCGCTTTGCGACTTCCGATTCTCGGAAGCTTCGTGTCCATTCAGTATAGCACTGGATGTGCAGGTGGCCATCTTTGTCCACCTCAACTTGCCCAACCGCATACCGAAGTGCGTCGGTTGCTTGCTCTTCGAGCAGGTTCCAGTGTTTTTGGTATTCAATCAGACATTCTTCATCGGTGGTCTCGTCCCGATCCAGTCCGACATGCCCGTGCCAGACGGTATGCATGAAATGTCTTCGTTGTTTTGTATTTGCCATTCTTCAGCACCTCCGGTGACAGTCCGGACAGTAGACTCCGTCCTTTCTGACGAACAGAGGTGAATCACAGTATGTGCACTTCACCATCGTTATCACTCATTGACTGATAATCAGCCGATAATGGCCGTTATCCGCCCTTGGTCTATATTGTTAACGGTTCACCGCACTCTGGGAGAGACGTTGCCCGTTCTTTAACTGTTACACAGTTTGGGTAATAATACATTCACACTGCGTGTTGCGTGTGCCTGTCGTGGACCCAAACTGTCGAACTCCCCTTCGGGAAGTTCAGCATCCTGCGAATGCAAGCGCCTCTGCCACGGCGCCGGCTTGCCACAGCACGAATACGATCCCTGCTGTAATCAACTGGTTGTCTTTCACCAGTTGTATAATCTCATTCCTTTCCCTCCTCTTCTTCGGCTTTCTCGAAGAGGAACTTAGCGAATCTCTTAGAGTTCGCAATTGACCTATCGACCTTCTTCGCTTTGCGCTTGAAACTCTTCTTGGCGGGTGCTCGGCGCTTCGCTGTGCGCCTGCGACTGTAGGATGGGCGGCGTTTCACCACGACGACCACCCCTCTACCGTGATTTCCACTTGCAGTAGATAATCATCTGGGGAGACATCCCCGTTGGGGATAGTGTTGGAGAACTGAACCTGTCCAAGGATCAGTCCACCCATGACATCGATGTGTCGGCCAGCCTCCGCCACATACTCGAAGTCGTTGACTGCCGGATTCTCAATGAGATACGGCAGACCAGGGTCCAAGATGTGCCCCGCAGCAACGGGCGGGTCCACATGCATGGCGTTGTTGAACGCCAAAGCCCAGCGCATCAAGTTGACACCACCCGTCCTGCTGGTGAACAACTGGCGTCCTTTTTCACATCCGTCAGCAGGGCCGAGAGATGTGCCATACAGGTCAAGCATGTGATGGAGGGACCATTCATCCTTACCTGTAAGTGTCTTATATCCTCCAACGTCGAGAGCGTTGGTAGGATAGTAGACCTGTTGGTCATCATTCCAGTTGAACCGGAATCCTGTATATCGGTCCTCTGTTCGAAGGAACAGAGAATCCGGGTCGATCTGGTTCGCCTCGCTGGCTCTCTCGATTTTGCGACACGCCTGTATCGCGTCGATCTTGTTCTTGGTCGGCGTGTGATACCAGAGATATCCGCCGAGCACTATGCCTCGGTCATTGTCGTCGATGTCGTCGACGTTCTTGACGCCTAGTTTGATGCCCGTGACCCGGTAGGTCGAGGTCATCGACATCTGTTTCCCCAATGCCCTTGAGAGCATGTGGGAGATGTCCACGAGGAAGTAGAGTCCTGGCGCCGGGTAGACTCCATCAGCGTCCGGGCTGATGTCTGCACCGATGGGACTTGGATCAGTCCACGCTGCACCGTGATACACGCCAGACGCCTGACTTTCAGTCACGGTCGTAGCGACGATATGCTGTCCCTGAGAGGCCATCGCCTTCAAGCAGGCGCGACACTCTATAAACTAGATGGAAACGGAGATTTTTCATCGTCCTGGTAGATTGAAAATTCCTCCCACCCATACATTCTCGCCAGATCCTTGATTCTGGCTCCATGAGTGAAATAGACTTCGGGGAAGTCTCTTGCGATCTCCTCCGGAGTCCGCCCAGCTACAACTAGCTCTATCGCACGTTGCTTGAGGCTGGTTCTATGATTGTCGTGCGGGTCGTCCCGCCACTTTCCAATCGTAGCTAGTTCGAGGACCTTGGTGACATGCCCGTTCTTCGGGCATATCCTCTTCTTGCAGTAGGTGACACATGATTCACGACTTTCGTTCCTCATCTGCACTGAACTCGGCCATCGCTTTGCGACTTCCGCTTCTCGGAAGCTTCGTGTCCATTCAGTGTAGCACTGGATGTGCAGGTGGCCATCCTTGTCCACCTCTACCTGCCCAACCGCATACCGAAGTGCATCGGTTGCTTGCTCTTCGAGCAGGTTCCAGTGTTTTTGGTAAGCGATCAGACATTCTTCGTCGGTGGTCTCGTCCCGATCCAGTCCGACATGCCCGTGCCAGACGGTAAGCATGAAATGTCTTCGTTGTTTTGTATTTGCCATACTCAGATCCTCCCGTGGCAGTCTGGGCAATAGAATTGCGTAGGAGCCACCCGGATCAGTTTTGAGGTGCAGAATCTGCACCTTACTTCATCGCTATCGCTCATTGACGCATAATCACCCGATAATGGCCGTTATCCGCCCTTAGTCTATATTGTTAACGGTTCACCGCGCTCTGGGAGAGACGTTGCCCGTTCTTTAACTGTTACACAGTTTGGGTAATAATACATTCACACTGCGTGTGCCTGTCCGTGGCCCAAACTGAGAATTCCCCTTCGGGGGAATTCAGCATCCTGCGAATGCGAGCGCCTCTGTGAGGGCGCCGGCTTGCCACAGCACGAACACTATCGCTGCTGTGATCAACTGGTTGTCTTTCACCAGTTGTAGAATCTGCGCTCCCTTTGCCAGGGGAGCTGCTTTCTCCAGGAGAGGGGGAATGACTCGTTCACTCATTCCTTTCCCTCCTCTTCTTCGGCTTTCTCGAAGAGGAACTTAGCGAATCTCTTAGAGTTCGCAATTGACCTATCGACCTTCTTCGCTTTGCGCTTGAAACTCTTCTTGGCGGGTGCTCGGCGCTTCGCTGTGCGCCTGC